CCCATTTCCTTTGCACACACCTGTATAATTAAATGGTGTGGCAACGATATACCACCCGCAAAACAAGTTAAAGACCCCATTGGGGTACCTACAGCATACCTGCAAGTATGCGGCGCAAAAGTTCAGGAACGTCCACGCCTACTATGACGAATCTTCCCTGTCTTGATATCTACAGCATTGTAGCCTTCACGATAGAGAGGAGACTCATAGTAAAAATCACGATCAGTTAACAGATCGATTCATGCAAAAGCACCTTCCAGTCCTATAAAATCACTTAGGACACGGATAGCAAGCTCTCGAGGTAACCTATCAGTTGCACTCTTAAGATCAAAAGAGTACATGATACACCCACTCTTAGAGACGTCTTGAATAAGACGACGTCCCTTCCCCTGATCAGAAGTAAAATCAGAGGATATCTTACCCAAAGCAGCGGTAAGGTATATATGGAGAGGTTCGAGTACGGATTGACTGACATGGTCCAAAGATGCGACCACGCGAGTCTTACCAGCTTTATCCTGCAGAAATGTTAACTTAGAGTGACGTGGGGCACACATCTGCTCAGTCTTTGAGCGGGTGGGTGCCTTCGTGAGATTGAAATTACGCGGATCCACAATGGGAGTGGCAACTTCTCCTCGGTTAACCTTGGAGAAATAATCAAAAATTCGCCACCAGACGTTGGGATCATCCACGAGCGCTGCATAATCTGCTTGAAATTTCATAAAGGCAGGGGCTCCATTTGGCCCCCCCTTGGTAGAGTAAAAGTAAAGTCTATCAACTAATTGATTAGACTCATTATTGTAGTTATCAAGGAAGTCATCAAACTTAGGGATATCAAAAACTTCCCTAAGATTGACAGATGATTTCCTCGAATAAAAGGGAGTTAGATCGAGAGGTCTATTAATCTCATCCGTTATACTTTGAATGCTGAAGTCTAGAGAATCAAGTTCCATCTCATAGACCTTCAGGATTGAGAGAAATGCCCTAACCTTTGTTTGATAGTTAGGGGAGTGAGGAGATCCTATTAACTGCAGGAGTCCGTTAGTCCTCGGCAAGTTCCTTCGATTTAAGGAAAACCGAGATACTGTTACTCGAGGTGAATGAGAATGCAGGAGATATGCGACGTGAGACATGTAAATGTCTTTTACACGCTTCAAATAGTAGGTCTGGCCTCAATTTCTTTTTCAGAGGTTGCATTTAACGTAATAAGGCATGGTATAGAATCAAAGCTTCATGGGAGCTAAGTCGAAAATCCTAGCTGTTGCGAGCACGAATCATGGTATGTTTGAATTCCG